ATTTGGTTGTGGTATTGGCATTCTATAACGCTATCGTTTTTGCTACAATATAAATCATACCTGCAAGGTACAAAATTACTGCAACAATAACAAATTTATATAAATTCTTATCAGGATCGTATGGCTCAACTTCTTTGCCTTCTTTGTTCCAATAGTCAGGATAATTTGGTTTATCTTCCATCTGGTAGATTTATTTGTTCGTACATCTTATTTTCTTGTTCTTCTCCCATCCCGATTGGTATCATACCAGTTCGGATATAACGGGCTTGCATAGCAGGTTCTCCGGTTGGCTCATCTCCCATCGCTTCGCGGTATTCATCCGGGCTGTATGCTCCAACATTCACACCTATTTGATAGACTTTTGCTTTTCGCTCTTTATCTTCCTGAAGGACTTCAATGCCTGAATAGTCAGGAATTAATTTCAACCCGTCACCATACGCGGGTAAAATCTCTTCGTTAATTCCAGATAAGAATTGTTCAAAGTCGGGAATAATCCGATTCTCATACATGGTTTTTTTGGCGTCGTGCATGTTTGAATAAGTGGGCTGTGATGCTCCAAACAACTCTGGAGGAACGCCAAGCGCAATACATAGCTTCTTTCTCCCCATCTCATCCATTTCAAGTAATTGCAAGTCTTTGAAATTATCAAATCCAATCTTAGTATAGTTTAACTTACCCATCGTGAAAATCGGGATGTCAATATCTTTTTGATATTTATTTTTCCACTTGCTCCTAAATTTTGATTCTTGTTCTGCCACTGTCGTGCCGCCTTCTTCGTCCTTAGATATGATTCCGGGCGGATGCCCTCCCTTGTATAACTTAGCGGCCATTGCTTCGCCGTCATTCTGAACATTAATAACATTCAACGCGGCCTTAAGAGGTGACAAACCCATGAAGTTACGACCTTCTTCGTACTGAAGCGAAGGAAAACGCTCGTGCCATACATCTTGCGGTGATATCTTAGTCCGAACATTAATATCAATAGCGTAATACTTAATAGGCTCTCGCCAACCTCCTGAGTAAATCTCAACGTTCTGGCTCGGAATCATTGACAACCCATCTTTGTTGATTTTACCCTGATTCATTCCTGCCTCGAGTTTTGGAGCGTAAACAATGGCGTTGCCTGTAACGTACTTAAACAACGACCAAGCCAGCCGGAACTCAACGCCGTTTTGAAAAAAGTTTGGTCTGTTGAGTAGCTTTAAAATATCGTTGTCGATAACTTCAACTTGCTTACCATTTCGCTGAACCTTGACGAGCTTGTATTTCATCCTACTGAAAATAGTGGATAGGGTCATCAGGATTCCAAACACATCGTTATTCCCCTCGTAGGCGTCTGTAACATACTTTTTCAGGTTGCTATCCTTTTGCAAGGATGTATGTGTCGCCTGAAAATCATAAAAGGCTCTGATTAGCTCATTTTGATTTGATATTTGAGCTTCAAAGTACTTTAATTGTTTCTCCAGCCCCTTCTCTTTCCGCTTCTTAAATCCAAACATTTGTACTTAATTTTTTACCAAATTTATACATTATTCCATAGCGTGCCGCGTCTATTGCATGGTTAAACATATCTATTGGTTTGTTTATCTTCTTTCCTTCCTTATCTTTTTGCCAATTATAATTTCTTAGCTCTTTAATCAGATTAGTACTTCGCTTGGTTACTCTCAATGGATATTCTTTCATTATATCAATCCCGTACATTATTGAATCTTTCCCTTTAACCGCTCCGCGTATATTGATTCCATGTCGGTAAATTTCCTCAATACTCTTAGGTTCTGCGCTGTCTGCTATTACTTCACTGTATTTGTTTTGTTTGATGAAATTAGCAATCTCGTTGTTTGTCATCCCGGTACGATATAGCTCCTCATCAAGATAAATAGCACCATCGTAATACCCTATCTTAACAATCGTGGTCGGGTCGTTTGTAAATCCAAAGTCCATACCCCAGCAAACCATTTTAGATTTGTCAGGAAAAATATCTACCTGCTGCCAGTTGTCAAATACTAATCCTTCTAATTGTCCGGTTTCTCCCTTGCCGTAAACTCTCCACCAATTTTCTATGTGTTTTCTCTGCTCAATTGATTTTACAATTCTGTCATCCAGCAAATCATTATCTTTATAAGTGCTATGAATATAATCGAAGTCATCCCGGTATTGCATCATTTCATGTACCCAAAATTCCTGAACTGGGTTGTAATCTAAATAAATCCTTTCTTTTGTTCTTACTTCGAGTTGGTCAAATGTCGATTGTTTGATATTGTTGCACTCATTTAAAAAAAGAACGTCACGACGTGGGCCTCGTACTTTATCCTCCGAATCTGCGCCGAAAAACTCAATAAATGAAGAACCGAAATGAAATGCGTTGTTTGTTTTGTCGTGGTATTGCTCTTTATACAATCCTTCATTCCTTAGCATCATTATAAAGTCGCGCATTGCGCCCCGTTTAATGTGAGGAAGGGTTTCGCTTACTACTGAAATAACAAGGTTATTTTTTTTTATAGCTAAAATCAATAACAACTGTAATATGCTCCAAGTTTTTGATGAAGATGTGCCGCCCTGATTAATTACAATGCGTTTTTCTGATTCTATGATCTTGTCAAAGACTTTAGTCGTTATCATTTTTTAGCTTGTCTATTATTTCTTTGCTTTTCTCTGATGTCTTTATTTCAAGTCCGCCCGGTACTTCATGCTCAATATACTGCTGGTTTAAATACCTGCGTTCCTCCTGTGTGCAAATCAATCTATACAGTGCTAATAACTCAGCAGCTTTTTGCCCTTTGAAAAGCTTTGCCCTGATTGCTGATTTTGTTTTTACCTTATTTTCATTTAACAATCTTTTAAGGTTGTCCATTTTGTCAGAATCAACAGGGAAATATTTATATAAAGTTTCCTTTGAAATTGGCAACCATGCAACAATATCATCAATAAAGAATAGGTTGTTTTCCTTTATTGCGGTTTCGGCTTGTTCGTATATTTCTTGTTTGTTGTATGCCATAACCTTATTTTCTTATTAAAGTATGTTTAAAATGTTTTTTCCAATTAACATAATGATGAGGTCTTCCATATCTTATAACAGTTTTTACATACTGAGGCCAAACTTGTTCCAAACTTTTTGCTTTTAATAATTTTTTATTGTAATCATTATTTTTATATAATTCATCTTGATTTCCGCCTTTCATTTTTTTAACTGTAGATGTTTTTTCGATAAGATAAACATTTAATAAAATTGTATTCCATCTGTTATGCAAAGCCTGTAAACATAAATCTACATCTTCATTGTATTTAAGTCTCCATTTAAAAGGAATTTCATTATTTATTAACATCCCTGAATATACATGAGTATTGTAAGTAAACGGTTTTTTAGTTTCTGAAGTTACAAAATATCTATAATTCCATCCGGCTATCGCTATATTTTTATATTTTTCAACAAATTTCTGTAAAGATAATATTCCATCTATTGCGAAACATTTAATTCTCTTTCCTTTATTAAAATTTACAAAATTTCTAATATTGTCATCAAATAAATAATGTTTTTTATATCCTTTATTAATACTATCTTGCCAACACCAATTTCTCGCAGGATAACTACCAAGTCCTAAATTTGAAAATGGTAATTTTGCTACAAACTTTTCAGGAATAACATTACAATATTTTTCATATTCTTGAGGTTCAACAGCAATGATAAAAGGGATATTTTCATTCATAAACATTTTCGCCGTCAATGGATTATAATAACGCCCTTTTGAAATTATATAAATTGGATATTTTATTTCATTCTGCTGACCCATTGCCCGCCTTGATTTTTTGTTATTTCAATATTATTGTTATCAACAAATTTTTTTCGTTGGTCTTCAGTTTTAAAATATAATGATAATTTTATTTCTTTCTCTTTTAATTCAAAATCTGATATACCAGATTTTTCCCACTCTTCCATTTCATTTATACTTTCAATATTAGGGATATAAACGCCCCAATCTAAATCAGGTACATTCCATTCTTGCAATAATTCTGTATCCCATTCACTTCCATAATGGGAGTTATCTTTTACAATAAACTCTTTTTTTTCATCTTCAGTTAAATCCGTTCTTTGGTCTATCCATTCATCCGGTATCTGTTTGTAACCTAATTTTTTTAGTGCAAAATATCTTTTGTTGCCTCCGATTATTTCGTTTTTCTCATCAATGATTATCTTTCTAATTGACATCATTTTTTTAAAGGATTCAATACTGTTGGCAATCTTCTCCAATTGCTCATCTCCTTTCAGCTTAAAAGGATTTTTTTCTAACGGTTTTAAATCAGATATTTTCACTTTTGTAAATATTTCATAATCTCTTTAATCCATTGCTTACTAAAATCATACATTCCATTTTCGTTATCAATAACATCTTCACTCATTATTCAAAACTTTTTATCCCATCAAAATAATCTTTGTAAAATCTAAATAAACCCGTATCCACTGTAATATTACCATTTTCAGTTCGTGGATTGGTATTTATATTAGCACTTGTTTGTACTGCAAATCCTTGTCCATCTTCTGAAATCCCTGCAAATATTTTGCTATGATTCCTAAAAAAAGCAATTCGCCCGATTGGATAGGCTTTATACCAATTTTTCAAAACTTCATATTCTTTTGGATAACTACTTTTGAATATTTCACCTAAATAAGCATCCATTTTTTTTATAATTCCTTTTTTATGAAGTTCAAACAAGTAGGTAATATCTTCACTGCTCATGCACCACGTAGAAAATAACAAATAATCTAACTTTTTAAAAGTCCTTAAACATAAAGATAAATAACTCATCTGGTCTATATCGCCGGATGTTATAAAATTATATGATACCCCTTTTTGCAGTTTTTTATCATCAAGTAGCGTTAATAATGTGAGTTCACTATGAGCCCTTTTATAAACATATTTCGGCCTTAGCTCGTAATGTGCTGAGCTTGTCCGTTGTTTTTTTGTTTTAGCTTCTTTTTCAGCTATAACCTTTTCTTTATCCCAATCCGCTTTTAAATCCCACATGCTAACAAAAGTAATCAAAATTATTATAAATTTCAATGTCAGGACATTTTTCTTGTAGTTGTTCTACTTTTCATGCTTTTAATTTTAAGGGGTGTTTATCATTGTGAACTACCCACCCACGGCAGAGCCGATGGGATGGGCT